ACCATTTAGTACCATTGAGGAACTTTGGTCTTCATTTGCATTTGCATTTTCTATTGTGTTCATATTAGAATAGAGTTTTAAGTATGTTATTTTCAAATTTAATTTCGTCTTTGCTTCTTATAAAATCACCATTTGACAATTTTACAATTGTTTCAATGTATATTATGTCATAAGGTAAATCATTTGTATTGGATGCTGCTATACTTACAGTGAATGCACCATTAGGTGAATCAGTAATAGTAATTCCAGTGCCAACTGTAATTTCAAATAGTTTTGCTGAATCTAAATCGCTTGGCTTAGCTTTTGCTATACATTTAATTGTTGAACCAGCTAAACTTGCAACAAGTGGAACATCAACATCAAGATATGCTATACAATCAAATTTTATTGTTGAACCTTTTATCTTTATCATACATCAAAGAATTTAATCCCAGTTCTATTTAATGACTCTTGTTGAGAGTATTTCCAGTATGTGTATGTATCAGTGTTTGAATTTAAAAAGTCAACAGCTTTATTCAAATACATAGTTCCATTTGCTCTTACACTGGATATTGCTGAAGCAAGAACTTGTGGGCTTACGGGCTCACTAAAGTTCTCGTTCAGCTTCTGGACTACACCAAATCTTGTTACATTTACAGGATTTCCTTCAAAAAATCTAGCAAGTGCAAAGTACGCTATGGCAGGAGCTATACCATCGAACAAGATTGGCCCGGCACTTCCAGTTGGGGTATATTCTTTTCCAAAAAGTAGCTCTTGATATGATGCATACATTGGGTCACCAGTTGTTGCAAACTTTTTTACTAAGTCAGTGAACAAAGTATCGCCAAGCATTGGTTGTATATCATTCAATTGAGCTTCAAGGATGTATGGTGCAATTCTGTCAATAGAAATTTCTTTTGACAGTGGTCTGTATTGCTTTATTGTATCAACTGTTATTAGTGCTTTCATACTTTTGGTGGTTGAGGTGTAGGAGGTACTGGAGCTCCAGGTGCTGGAGGAGGAGTAAGTTCTTCGCCTACACCAACACCAAGTAGCTTATCAATTTCTTCATTTGATAATGCAAACCCGCCTTGTAAAAGTACTTTAGCTTGTTCGTAATTAATTTTACCTTGAGCAAATTGTCTTATGATACGACCAAGATTTTGATTTTGTCTTCCGGTCATATTAGCAAGATTGTCTCTTAAGTCTAGCCCAGATGTTCCAGCTTGCTCATCTTTTACATATTGCTGTTGGCTTATTAAACACGGATTTAGTATTGGTACTTGCCAGTATTGGAGTAATTTGGAGAACGCCCTACTTATTCGCGCCCTATCGTTTCGTGTTGATGCGTTGAAGTATGTGTAAGCGTTCTCCATATTATCTTGGTTGAACATCCCGCTTTCTGGACGAACACCAATTAATTCTTTTGGTATAGCAAAATTCTCCATGATAGCATCAGCAACTGATTTCTCAGTCCACTCATACAGCTTATCAGTATTTACTGGAGTTAAAGTTTGAAATATATCTGATGCTTTCTTTAATCCAGTTTTATCTTGGAGTCCAATGCGTGTTCCAGCATTTCGTATGCCAGATTTATTTTCAATTAACTGTTTGAAGTCATTCTTTTCTTGCTCAGATTCAAATTCACCTGGGTATACAATTGCTAATTCAGCAGAGAATTTGTTTTGTGCTGAACCAACTTTATAAAGTCCAAGCTCATATTGAGTTTGTGCATGGTCCATCACAGCATCAAAAGATGCTAATGGATATTGAAATTCTTCTGGAGTAATGAAAGCAATTTGACCTTGATATTTTGCAATACCACCACATTGTTGTATTTGCTGTTGAATTGCTAATGGGTCAGGGTTGAATACATCATACTCAAGAATGGTGATGTCAGGAGATGCTTGTCGTCTTCCGTCTCTTTCCCAATTTGTTGAGTAAAGAATTTTACTAACTTTTCCATCAATTCCTTGAAGGCCAAGTCTAAGGTATGAGAACTTTAAAGGTATGATTGAACATATCTTATAGTTCATATTGTAATTTATGTGAACAGGTATAGTTTCCCAACTTGCATATTCTTTACATACTTCAAAAAGTACGTCATTTGCATTTTGGCCACTTAACCCGCGTGAGTTCAATTTAATGTTAGCAATGGCTGGGTCTAAAAATCCCTCCCCATTTAAGAAGTCTGCTCTTCGTGAAAGAACAGATTTTAGTGTATAAGATCTTTTTGCAACTTCCTCTGCTCTTTGAGGATACAAATTATCTAAATCAAAACGCTGTACTTTATCCGTAACATCAGTAATTACTGGAGTACGCTTTGTGTACGGTTTATTTTTTTCATATACAACCATAAAGTGTAGTTTAAAATAGGGCAGCGTATTTCATCTGCCCTACTTTTTGTTTATTCAGCTTTACCTTTAACGGCTGGCTTTACCTCTTCAACTTTTACGAACTGAGATTCGTAATTTGGATTTGTCTTAATCAACTCTTCAACAATCTCATCAGTGATTGTGCTAGCTGTAAGTTCTCCGCTACCCTTGCTCAAAACTATTTTGAACTCTGGATTTTTAAGTTGCCATTTTGCCATGTTATGTAGTTATTACGTTTTGTGAACTCAACACAACACCTTTAATTGTAGTAACCCTTACTTTGTAAGATTTACCAGCACCTTCACCTGTTGCAGGTAAACTACAAGCTATAGTGGTTGCTGTAACTGTAAGTGCAGTTAATACGTTAATCACTGAACCAGTGTCATTATTAACTATCTGTACTTTCAGTACACCATTATTAACTCCACCACCAAAGAAATTAGTTCCAGTGATAGTGATAGCAGTTGGAGTGATAGCAGGATAAGTAGTGATTGAAAGACCACCAGCACCAATAGTTGGTAAGAATAAGTAACCATCCACCAATGCTTTTGTAGCTACATATGTTGCACCAGCAAGAGTACGAGGAGGTTTAACTTCGAATTCTTTTTCTGGAGAAGAAAGCATGATACGCATTGCTCCACCATTTTCTTGAGGAGCTCTTCCACCTTCAGTAACTTCCAATCCAACGTCAAGACCTAAGATTTCAAAAGCATCTATATCTTGTTTTGAATTTTCATAAATGGCCACATAACGGCCATTACCCATTTGCCTTAAGTTGTTTTTTGCAATTTGATTGTACTCAAAGTAAAAGAACTCAGCCACGTGTTTGTACACTGTTTGGCCATTTTCATTTTTTGCAATCTCAAACTTAGGTTTTAAGCTTTGTCTTATTCCATCAAATGAATACCCAGACTTGCCAGCAGCAAGTGTAATAGCAGTAACGATATCGTTACCATCTGCTGTGTAAGCATCAATATCCTTTTTAAGAATTAAAACAAGCCTGCTGTCTCCGCCTACCCCGCCTTGCAGGATATTAGTACAGTCTAAAACGGAGCTTCTTATTAAATCGCCGCAAGCCATTTTATTTTTTATTCAGTTGGTTTAGTAAATTCTTGAGCAGTGATGCCCTCGGATTTTTTCAATGCGAGGTAGTTATTCAAGTGGTTTTCACCTTTTACTGTTCCATTGAATACCACTAAATCAGAAGTAACAAAAATTGATTTAGGTTCGTATGATGGATTTTCAGCAAAAAACTCTGCCGCTTTCTCCGAAGGAGTAGAAGGGAGCGCTGCTTCAGCGCCCTCTTCCATTTGATTTCTTTTAGCCATTTATATTATGCACGATTTGAAACGATTGCCATTTGCATAAAGTTAGCTGAACGTTGTTTAGCTCCTTTGAAACGTACTTGGAAACCAACTTCATCAGCTCTTTGTTCTGGGTTGATACCTTTCTCTTTGTAGAACATTTCAACATCTCCCATACACTTCATAACTTCTGATTGTAAGAAGATAACAGAAGCAACACAATCATTTGTTGCATCAGCTGCTGCACCGTAAGCTTTAATAGCCAAAGTTGACTTGGTATAAAGTGGTGTATTCTTAGCAACATAGATCTTAAATCCATAGAGATCAAGAGCCTCACCAGTTTTAAGATTAGCAAATTGCTTTTGTAAAGAAACATCTTGAGCAAGTAAATCTTCACGGTGATAAGGTGAAAGAACAATTACTCTTCCTTCACTTGGAAAATCTCTGTTGTCCAATTCTTGTTGTGCACGAGCAATATCTTTAATTGCAAGAGTTGCAGCCACAGAAGATTGTGCACCAATAACTGCTCCACGGTTTGCACCAGTTGCAGTAAATGCACCAGCTGCTGCAGTAGCAGGAGCGTAATTAAACAAACATTCAGTTACAAGTTCTTGCATTAAAGAAGATTTGTGTTGCTTAATAACTGACTCCAATTTTGAAATAGATGCTTCAATTTCTTCAGTATTTCTAACACGTGTGGTTGTTGAATCATAAGTATCAAGAACTACAGTTGAGTTAGTATCAGTTCTTTGAGTTGCAGCAATAGGAGTACCATAAGCATAATTCTTTAGAATTACTGGATCAGCACCAACTGCAGTAAAGTTGATAGTGTTATATTCAACCCATTCTGACCAATCATCAACTCCATTTAACCAATCGTACTTAGAGTAAAAGTTTTCTTTCAACTTGTCAATCCAAATTTCTTTATTGACACCAGCAAAAAGTGCATTACCAACTGGTTTTGCAACAAACAAATAAGCAGTACGTAAAATAAAATACACACCAACTACACCTAGTGGGTTGATGGGCAGAAATAGCGATATGCCAAAGCCTACAATGAGGGCGGTCAATATGCTATAGATAAAAGACATAGATAAATTTTTCATCGTTAAAAATTGTTTTTGGTTTTAAATGTTAGGCATTTTTCCAAACTTAGCATAGTACAAAGCCTTGTATTTTTCAGGCTCATTTTTACGCATTGCTAAGTGTTCGTTTGCCTTATACGAACGTTCCCATTCAGCAACAAGTGCTGTATGATTTTCGGACTTATAAGTTCCAGGGATGTGTGTTCCGCCAATTTCAGAACGTAGCTTGGTAAGCTCTTCATTTACCTTTGCAACAATTCTGTCTTCAAGCTTTGCACGTTCTTTTGCATCTTCTCTCATTGCAAGTAAGATTGAATCAAACTTTCCAACGAAAGCTAATTCATCAAATGCAACTGGAGGTGCTGGTGGTGCGGGTGGTGCTGCTGGTGCAGCCGCATCAACTACTTTCGTAACTACGCCTCCGGCAACAGTTACAACTTTTCCATCAGTCATTTTGTAATCACCATCAGGAGCGGGTACCTGTGATGGATTGCCTGCTTCATCAACTGTGAATGCTGGCACTCCCTCAAGTTTAGAGGCGTCCTCCGTTGCAAATGCAATTTTAGCTCCGCCTTCAAGTTCCACTACCATATTGAGTTCCTTACGACTGAAGAATGATTCCATGGCATTAAGGAATGACATGAACTTACTTTGTGTTTCGGTTTTCATATATGCTGCTATTTTATGAGCCTCTTGTAAATGTGTAGCAAATTTCATCTCCACTGCTTTCTCATCTCTGAATTTTGTTTCAGCTTTCATAAGTGGTGAAATGCCTTCATCTGTAATTCCCGTTCTCTCCATATAGAACGCTTTAAGTTCTGATTCAGTTTGTCTTAAACTTGTTGCTAATTCTTCTGCACCATCAGCATCACCAGAAAATTGTGGTACCCAAGGATTATGAATCAGAAAATCTTCGCCACGAGTTGCTATACGATCATCACCAGCAAACCATGGCATTGTGCCAATACTGCCAACCATTCCTATTTGTTCAGAAATGATGCGATACTTTGGTTTTAAAGAAAGCAGATAATTGTAGATATTCTTACCTACGTCTTTTCTTCCGCCTGGTGTGTCATACTGAATTCTAATGGTTTTCACCGTTTCCGGGAATGACATTACTTTTGTGACAATGTCAAGTAATTGTATTCCCTTGATTTTCTCACCGTTTGAGAGTTCGAAGTCCCCGATGGGACCGACGAACATGATTAGTCCTTCTTCCATATTGTAACAAATTTAATCAATGTTTGTGTTTATTCTTATGCCATTATTTTGTCACCAAAGCTATACATCGCACTACAGTACGCTTGCCAATACAGCAAGACTCAGATACTTTATCAACTGCATCTTCAAATTTTAAACCATCATTTCTGTAACTTAAATATAGAGCGTATGCTTTACAAGCTGGAATAACTGTTGATTTTAAAAGGTGTTCATCTCCTACAAACTTGCCTGCTTTCCATTTTTCAAATGTTGTCATAGTATTTGAGCTTTTGAAGTTAATGCATCTTCTTCTAATTGTTTAGCTTCTAATTCTGATAGAATAAGAACTGGTACAAATTCTTTTACAATAGTCTGTTCTGTAGTTACAGTGGTTGGTGTAGAACTTGTAGTTCCAGTAAATCCACTATCAGCAAAACCAGGAACACCAATTCTTCTGAATGTAGCTGATCCACCAAGCATTGCTTGATGTCTCTCATTTAGTATTACCTCATTTGTTTTTACAGTAGCAAGTAAATTATCTCCATTATCTCTTGTAATTGGTATACCCATATTAGATTTTATACGAGTTCCACTTAATGGTGTACGGCCACCTTTTGCAAAACCAAGTGCATTAATTCCAGAAGCTTGAACAGCACCATATGCAATTACTCCTCCTGCTGCAACAACTCCAAGTGCCGGTCCAACAATTGGAATACCAGCTAATGATTTGTAAGCTGCTATTGCTCCAGCCTTTGTATTAGCAATCGTTTCTGATAGAGCACCTTTTTTGAATATTGAAGTATAGAGTTTCTGTGCATCAACCCTGTCTCCAGTTACTTTACTAATCAGCTTAGTCATACCAGCTGATTTGTACTTTTCAATCTCTATTTCTTTATCAGCTTGTTTTTTAGCATCAATAGCTTTTTGCTTATCATCTTTTGCTTTCTGTTCGTCTTTCTTTTTCTGTTCTTCAGCAAGTTTCTTTTTACGCGCTTCTTCTTCTTCAGCAGTTTTCTTTTCTGTTTCTTCTTTTTCTTTTTCAAGCTTTTTCTTTTCTTCTTCAGCAAGCTTTTCTAACTCTTTAGCAAATCTTAAAGTTGCTTCAAATCTTTGAGCTTCAGCATTTATAACTGCTGCTGTAGCTTCAGCAACTTTCATTTTAGCATCCTTATCATCTCCATTTGCTTTAAGTTCTAACTCTGCTTGCTTTAATAGAGTTTGTTTTGCAGCAAGAGTTTTAGCTGCTAAATCTTCTTCAAGTTTTATTGCTTGTTCAACTGTCTTTCTTTTTTCTTCTCCTTCTTGGGTTACAGCTTCTCTTCTAAGTTTAGCTACTTCTAAATTTACTTTTGCATTTTGTACTATTAGGTCTCTTGAATCTTTATCAATTTTAGCTTGATAATCAGCAAGCTTGTTACCTTGTGCAAGTGCTTCATCAAAAGTATTTTTAACTTCATTAGCTAAGTCTTGAACTTTACCAATAACATTTTCAACACCAGTACCCATTTGGAGAAAGCCATTTGCTACTTGTTTAAAGTCCAAATTTGTAATGCCTTCCCATACTACAGAAAACGCTTTTAAACGATTCATAAGATTAGTCTCTATAAAAGAAACTAAATCTAATAAAGCTTGCTTAGGATTATTGAAAGCATTGAATATAGCTTCACCTAAGTTTTCAACCACATCCATAATTTTTTCCATTATGGTTGAGCCTATTAGCATTAATCTGTTTAGATTGTTTTGGCCATCTTCAGAACCTTTGAAGTATGCAGTGAGTGCTGATAAAGCAACTCCAAGTGCAGCTATTACTGCTCCAATAGGAGTAGCAATAAATGCTAAACCTGAAGTTATCATCCCTTTTATTCCAGTAGTTGTTGCACCTAACCCTGGAACTAATTTATCAAGAGCAGCCGAGTAGTCACCTACACCAATTTTTTGTTTGGTGTAAGAATCTACATTGTCTTTTATTATAGCATTGTTTTTATCAAGCTCTGCATTAAGCTGTGCTAATCTAGCTCTGCCAGCTTCAGTAGCTGTAGAAGTATTATTACGTTCAGCAGTAAGCTCTTTATTTTTAGCTCTTAATGATGCAATAGAACCCTCTTCAGCTTTTACTGCTTCAGTAGTTGCTTTTATTGCTGTAGTGTTTTGTTCAGTAGCTTTAGTAAGCTCGTTAAGACCAGCTTTACTTTTTTCTACATCAATTTCAATTTTAAACAGAACTTTCTTTACTTCTTCAGCCATTTTAGTTATATTTTAATGAGCTCAACTTTAGTTAATTTTCCAGGTGTATAGTTAGATATGTCAGTGATTAAAAATAATTCACCATCATCATATATTTTTTTGATTTTGTTTACTGCTGTGTATGTCCACAGAGAATCATCATTACCAGGATTCAAAATATTCTGTATGTCAGTGTCTGTTAAATTGTAATAACGCGTTACTGCATAATAATTATTTAGAATACGTGAGAATGTTTTGTAATAATTTTCAATAAAATATTTCCAATCAGATCTTTTAGTTTGAGTCACATCACTGTATACAGTCATACGTGATACTGTGCCAACTGATGCACCTCCATAGTATACTAATCCATCAGCAGCAACTGTTGGTCTGGTTCTTAGTAAGACTGATGAGCTTGGTGGATTAACTGGTTCTTCAATGGTTCTTGATGTGTCATCATAAATAGGTATAAGTGGAAGAGGTGCACCACCAGAATTTTTGGTTTCTTTAGGAGCTGCAAATATTGATGTGTAAATTACTTTTTCTTCTGTTTGAGCTGATGGAACATCTATACTAAATGAGCTAAATTCGTTTTCAGTATAGGTAGTATCATCTTTAAAAATATTCTTTTTAGCATAGCCACTATCTCGTTTCACAACATCTTTTTTAGAGCGATCACGTTTATTTGTCCAATCAAGAATATTTTCAGCAGCATCAGCAATTGCATCTATTGGTATAAGTTCACTGCCTACTAATAATGCACAATAACGAGTAGACATTTCTTTCACAAAATCTTTTTGCTGTACAGCAGGAAGCAAAGCCATCCAATTTATCTTTGCACACGGAACACCATCAACAGTATTTTCCCATTCAGCTGAATGTATAGTTACAGTTGCTGCACCAATAGCTGTGCTGTTGTAAATTCGAGCTTCTTGGTAAGTGAATCCATCAAGTAACTGAAATGGCTCAGTTGATTCTATGTAGCCAGTATAAGTACCATTTGCAGTATATGCAATACTTACTGGAATATTTCCTATGGGCAATTGCAGTTTTATGCTTGCTCCTCCAGATATTCCTGATATTGTAAAATTAACTTTTAGTTTGCCAAGTATTCTTACAGTGCCACCTTGATTATTGCATTCCCATCTGTTTGCGCCAGTACCCTCCCACCAGTAATATGCTTGACTGGTTACTGCTCCTCCACGATATACTACTTCCCAGTTTGTTATTACTTGTGGAGTTGATGATGCAGCAAACACCATAACTTGACTTGTTGTTTTTTTCAATTTATCAGTACGCGCATTTATCCACTTGTCTGGGTATTTCCAATCGCTCCATGCCGGAGTCATATACAAACTATTTTCTTTAGGATAGATATCTGACACATTAACTTTACATGTATTTAGTACGCTAAATATTGGAACAAGTGGCATATATAATGGTGCTCGTATATCAACAAAATTTCCAAGTGATAGTCCACCCATGTTACTTACAATAGTAAAGTCAGTAAGATCAAGTGTACAAGTTGACGCTGCTGCTGCTACAAATGCAAAATAAACTGAGTCATAGTTTGCACTTGTTAAATTTACAGTAAGAGTTTTTGCACCTATAGTTGTGTAATTTGTAGGAGAACCAAGTATTACTGGGACAGCAGCTCCAAGTTGACCATACATTGTTAAAGTTATTGTTCCACTTATAGCAGAAAAATTAAAGTTTAAAGTTATTGTATAAGCATTTTCAGATCTTAATGGCAAATTATTTAAGCGCATAAAATCAGATGGAGTTGATGCTATTAAAACAAGTGTACCCGTGTTAGTAAACTTTACACTTTCTATAGTACCAACTTTTTGAGTTATTGCTTCCCATGGTTCTATTGAATTTGCATTTGCCCAGTTTTTGTTTACAATTGTTATAAGCTGTGCTCCATGTGCACCATAACTTAAAATTGATGCAGGATATTTTGCTGTGCCGTCTAAATTTTTATTTGCAGTAAGCACGGCATTAGAAACAACTTCTGCTGCTGGCGGTAAATCATTCCACGGATCAACAGCATCTTGTATAGTTTTATTTTCTATTGAAGATATTAAAGTAATTTCAGATGAATACATTGATAAACTAAACCCGTCATTCAAATTAGTTAAGACACCTATGTAATCACTAAATAAAGTTAAACCGTTTTGTACAGCTCTGACTGTGTATGTAGAAGCCCCTCTTGCTTTAGGTAAATTAACAAACCCAAATATTCGTCTGTTGTTTAACGTGTCTGGTAACTTTACAGCATTTGTATAATTTACAAAGCGACTTGTTAAGTTACTTAGATCAAGATACTTAATATTAATTGCTAAAAAGGATTGTGGACTTAAGTCCACTAAATTCTCATTAACATAGAGTTGTAAATTTGTCATGATATAAATAGTTCAGGGTATTCAATTTCTAAATTAAAAGCATGTTTCTCTTTACGAGTGAAAGTTTTATTTTTAGTGGGTTTAACTAATAGACCAATTTTAGTAGCTCCAGATTTTAATTCATATACTTGTTGTCCTATGCGTCTTTGTATAGTAGTAGTTGTTGAAAGTAATTCAGTGACAACAGTAGTATACTCTTCATTAGAGCTCATAAAATCATGTAATGCTTCCCATTCATTCAACGTTAAATTAGATGCAAATAAAGTTCTTTGTTTTGCAATACTATTTCGTATCTCATAAGACTGCTCTTGGTTAAATTCAAATGACCACTCAAGCACACCGCCAAGTGAATTTCTTCCCATTAGCAATACTGCATTGCATCCATATGAATCATTACCTCTGATTTTAAGAATTGGAAATCCACGCAACTCAACAATAATGCTCGCAACAGTTATACCAAGATTTTGTATTGTTACTTCATAAGCATCTGAAAGATACCCACCAGTTAAAGCAAGTATATTAAGTTGAAATAGTTTATAAGTAGATTCTGCAAATACAAATGAAGCAAGTTCTGTTCCATAACTACTTGTATTAGTAAGTAATGAATGTGGATATATTTTAACAGTACCAGTTTTTATAATAGTACTTAAAGGCAATTCAAAACCGTTGTATACATAGAGTCTGTCCTGCTTAGTAAGATATTCAGTATACTTAACAATTGAAATGTCTTCAACATAGTGTTCCATAATTAAGCCACCTGTCTTCATTACCCAGAACTCAACAGTAGTCAGTGTCGTTGTTGGAGTAACTGTTAAAGTAAAAGTTGTTGACACTGTATTAAATCCTATTACTTCTAGCTCAGGACCGTAACCGTTGTTGAAACCAACCCACAAAATTCCGTTGCCTCCCATCTTATACGCTGTTATTTTTATTTGGTATGTGATTCCTGCGTAAAGTGGAATCGACAAAGTTTTTTGAGCCTTCTGCGAATTTGTAACAGGAGCAAGTGAGGCTGTTGCTTCTATTGTAGTAAACGTCCATGCTGAACCGGCGGAAGGAACGTTTGCCCAACCGCTCGTAAAGTTAGTATCATTTATATTTGCAACATCAGGTACTCTGTATAAATCGGCATTATTTCCACCGGGTGCAGGAATTTGTAATGCTCCATACACCGCAAAAATAGGGTTAGCACTTTCGGAAATTAATGAACCATTACCACCAAACCAAGTCTCCTGATATTTTATATAGAAATTTCTATATGCTTCAACATCATTATGAGTATAGCCTGTAAGTGGATTTTTGTTATCAGCATCCATTATTGTTTTTATAACTGACAAGTCAGCAGTTATCAATCCACCAAGAGGGTCAACATGATAAAATGCTGTAGGAAATAACTCAGCATTTGTAATCGTATTAAAGAAAGAAACAGCTAATCTATATGTCCCACGTGCTGTAGTCAAATTTACGTAGCCCGCTCCACCAGCAATTGAGTATACAGTATCAACTTCTACTAATGTGTTTGGTGCTGAGTACACAGAAGATATTACCCATGCTGATGAGTCATTATAGGTTCCGTCATCTGACTTAAAATAAATGTAGTCACCAGCAGTGAATTGACTTGCTATGTTTACACCACTAAACTGTATTTGTGATGCACCACCTCCACCAGCATTTACCTGATTGAATGCATAATCTTTTCGTTGAAACTTATATACGATGGGGTTAAGAGCCATCGAAAAAGGTGCAGGTCTTTGTAAAACTGTTATACTCATTTCTTTTTATGTTTAGTCATTCCAATAACTATTATTGCGCTTACTCCAACTCCAATTACTCTGGGGTCGTTATTACTTTTAGGTCCATTTACATATGTGCCTTTATTAATCTGAACTGCTGATGTTGTTATACACCCAGTCAATAATGTAGCTAAAATAGCTATGATACATTTGGCCATAGCTGTTCTCTAATTTTAGCATACATTGTTTGTTGTACTTCAGATTCAAATGCTTTAACTTGTTTATCAAATATAGTGAACACATATAAACCAGGACGTTCACCAAGAAAAATATCAGTTCCTTTTTGGTGTATCTTTCGAGCAATAAGAAATGCAAGACTTTTAATTGATATTCCATCAGGAGTAATGCCTTTATCTTTTATCCACTGAATAAGCCTTACACGCAATGGTTCACCTTTACCACTTCCACTTTTTGTTGGCCCACGTCCATATATTTGGAAATGAAAATAGCTAGCACCAACTAATTCACCACCAGTTTCAGTTACATTTTGAACTGACAAAGAAGCCATTGACTTACCAGAAGCTTTTATGCCTTTGCTTTGTTGGTCTTCTATGATGTCAACTTTAATTGACTCCAGTAATTTAGTTATTAGCTCTTTCATTTAGCAACCTCTTGAGTTAGTGTTAAAGTCCCAATTGAATATAGTAGCTGCACCAACAAGAGACTTATCAAATTTTTCGTATACTTTGTTTAAGTCCCACTCTACTATAGGATTTTCTTTGTGTGTTAATTGACTCTTGTTTAATTTGAATATCATATTATTTATAAGCTTATGCATTTTGTATATGTACACATTAGCTTCTTCACTTGATAATTCATTTGTACCAGAGTCAACAGACATAAGCATCATACCCACAACAGAAATACGTCTTACTATTAATCCACTTTCTGTTGTACGATTTTTTGATTGATCAGTAGAAAGAAAAACAAATGCAGGCTTATCTTCAGTAGTTTCAATTTCATCTATACCAAAGTTTGCTTCAGTGAAATTTGCATATACAAATGTAACTGGAGAATCAAGTTCATTCTCTACTATTCGTTTTAATTCTATTATTGCTGGGTCATTGCGTTGGTCCATTTTGTTCTGGGTTTACGATTGCTCTATAACGTTCTCTAAATTCTGATTGTTCTTTCCATAACACAAAGAATGGGATGACATTGTCAAATGATTCTTGTAAAACAATGCTTGGTAAAACACCATAGTACTGAGCAAACCTATCGATAACAGATAAGTCAGTGAAGGCAGAAAGCTTTTCAACTTGGGCAGCTTTAGCAAAGTCATTCTCAAGATCAGTTTTTGAACTTTTAGTGGGAGCAAGTAAAGCAAGCCACCGCTCCCAAAGTTGTTCAGCTTGCTTAAGAAGAAAAAACCAATAGGGAATGTTTCGCATATTGGCATTTCACGCACTTCATTTTCAAGTATATCAGCTTGTTCACTATCAAATCTTGCCCCAGATATAATTGGTTGCATATATACAGCAACTGCTTTGCTTATCAATTGTTCTAAAACAACATTTGATTCATACATAGCAGAACGTATATGCATATTTTGTTCTATTGATAATGAACCAAGCTTTGTAGGAATTTTGTACTTAACGTCCCTGTACTTAAAATAGCCCTTATGCTTTTGTTCTCTGAAATATTCAGGTTGGTTGAACACAAAAGCTGTGCATTGGTACAATGAACTTTCCAAAATTTCAGAAGTGGATTGTGCTACCTCATCATAGTCTACATTCAACAAAAAGCAAAATGCTTTAAGTAAGTCAAGTTTATTCACTGACTTAAGTCGTTGAAATTGTTCAGTGCTGGTTTCTTCCCAACACGTTGGACTATTTTTTACAATATCATTTACAGATACAACTATCATAGTAAATTCCAACCGTAAAGTAAAGACACAAATAACAATTTAGCAGCTATGCCAATAACTAAAAAGCTAACAGTAGCAATGGGCAAGTATATCACAACTTGTAGTAACCATTTGCTCCAATCAATTAATACAGTGAGTAGTTTTTTCATATTAGTTATTTATGAGTAAGTGTTTGATTATGTGTTTGTCATTTTGCTTTTTAATGTTCTCCATTATTGAATAGACAACATTGTCGTATTGCTTTTCAAAGTGATATTCTGATTCAGGGTGAAATGTTTTACTTACAATATGCAATACAACATTATCCTCTCCTTGAATCATTCGTCCATCCCAATACGGCATTTGCGTACGTGGGTCTTCTTTAAGTGTAATTTCAATTTTCATATGCTTCTATTTCAAATGGATTTTTTTTATAGCCCAATGTTATGATGTAAAACAAATACAACAAATAAAACTTAGCTACACCAAGTCTTCGTACTTGCTCTACATGTTTCCACTCATGCTTTCTTGTTGTTTCAGTTGGTTCTCCTTTGTAAAATATGAATGGGTATAGTGTTATTGCATCATACTTTTTCAACAGAAACCAGCGTTTACATATTACCTCTTTTACTTCCATACCACTATTATAGTTAAAGCTGTAAACGTTACAATGTTTGTCAGTATCAACAAACGTATTATGCCTTTTAAGTTATGCTCTTGTGCATAAGCATTTTTAGCAATTTGGTAATAGTCTCTCTTTTTTCTTTTCATATAGTTCTGCCATTTGTTTTTACTTCTCTGTGTGTTATGATGCTTGGCCCCATTACAGTGTTAACATCAAACCAAGCACGCATTAAATATGTATCACTGTCATCGGGGCTTCTGCCAATCACTTTCACAATTTCATCTTTGCTAACTAACTTACGTTTACCATCAACATCAAATGTTTTCTCCTTTAACTGCTCTAATTCCTGTGATAGGAAATCTCTACTTTCATCATCAGTGTTCTCATAAGCTTTGCCCTCGTTAATAATTTTTGCAACATGAAATCCACACTGATCTTTCATTGATGCATAATTGCCTGCACTTGCTGCACGGTTAGCAACAAAGCCCTTACATCTTAAAATGTCAACAACACCTCCACCAATACCATCCTCATCACAAATGACTTTTGACATTGTGATTTGATATTGCTCACTAAGCATCTTTATTTCATATGCAGTTTCAGTAATTGGTTTCTTAATAAGCACAACTCTTTTTAGTACTACCCAGCCATCCCATACTCTTATGATTGTGCGTGCACTACCAAAGCGTGCAATATCAGCAGTGATATAACGTTTACCATCTCCTTTCACAAAGCTATTAGTGAATAGGTTCATAATCGCTTCAGCACTAATAAGCTGATTAGGGTCACTAATGAAATCCCAATTGCCATCCAACAATCGTGCTTTGCTTGCAACATCCAACTGCTCAAGACTTGTTCTGTAATGTGGTGATATGAATTGATTATCATCTAATGTTGAACGTACAAACATACGATGGGACAGCAATTGTTTCTTTACCCATGGTGAATAGTAGTCTAACTTTGTCCAATTCTTTGCAGGGTTGCATGTCATACCAATTTTAGGAGTGATTGATGCATTAGGAAATTCACGTATACGAGATTTCAATACGTTCTTAACTTTCAGTACAACTTGGTTTGCCTCATCAATAAAAGCATCCATGATTTCTAATGAACCTAACTCATCACACTCTGGGTCACTGGGATAGTAGAACAAATCTTTCAGCAGTATTTCACTGCCATTATTAAAGCGTATTGTTGAAGGCGCAACATATTTGAATGTATGCTCCACTCCTTGCATACGTGCTACTTTAAAAAACGTATTGAGTGTTGTCTCCCTTAAAGTCTTTAGTGATGCTCTGCCAATAACTGAACGAGTATTGGGGTACATTAATCTCCTTTTCATTTGCCAATAACAACCCAGCATTGATTTGCCACCACCTGCACCACCACCATACAGCAAATCACTGATGCCGTTGTCATAATTCTCTAGTATGTCTAGAGCTTCAGTTTGTCTAAACGTTAGCTCCATTACTTCTTATACGTTTTGGTTTCATTCCAAGTAATTTCTTGCTTGCCAGTCTGTTCAATCTCCTGTTTAACTTTGCCAAACGCTCTCTCCATTATCTCTTTTGCTGCTGCAACCTGGCCTGGATTGCTTGTAGACTTTGCAGTTCGTATTAGTGCTTTCACTACTTCAGCAATTTCAGAATCACTCATATTGCCCTCATCAGTGTGACCCAGCAATTCAGCCATAAGCATCTTTAATACAGGCAATTGCTTAGGCCTACCTTTGCGATTAATGTTTGGGTCTCCTTTTTTGAAGCCGTGTTTTTGAATGTTTGGATTTCCTCCTTTGCGTGCCATGTTGCGTTTTTTGTTTTTGACATTCGTTGTCACATTGTCACTTTGTGTCAACGCGCATCACTGATTGTTATATAATACTAAAACAATTATTGTTCATTCCCATGCTGTTACAGAATCGTGTTGTTGCTTGATGTTATTGACACGCATAAACTTGCTGTTTACAAACTTTCGTTTGCCATCCAAAGCTTGTGCAATTTCACTTACTAATGTTTGAGTTGTCTGAACTGGCACATTTTGAAAGATGTGATTAACATACTTCAATGGCAACTCTTCGTAATTCTTTGGCAACCCCATCATTGACATTAGTTCACGGACAGAAAGATAACGATCTTCATGAGGAGACAGCATATAAGCAATTGACCTCCACATTAAAGCGTTACTATGATCATTAACAAATGTTGGTGATATTGCCATTACATTTTTGTACTTAACTCTATCAAAGAGTTTAGTGTATTTAGCAGTTTTGTACTTAGCATCGCCCCATCCTAAATTCAAAGCAAGTCTGAATGCTGAACGTGGGCCATCAGTAACAGCTTCTTTATACAGATTAGCTCTACTGCCAAAATGTTTATATAGCTTATTCACTAATTCATCATCACTTCCTTTACCATTGAATACGTATTGCTTCTTGCCATGCTCAACTTTCCACTTATTCAATGGAACATAGGGTTCATTAATCCACTTCAACTCTGGTAATTGTTTACCTTTCCATAATATAACAAATGTACGCTTACGATTCTGAGGTAAGCCATGCAATATTGAAGTTGTTTTGTACAATTGCATTGAGTACCCATACTTCTTTATCAAAGGAAAGAATCGTTTTGAAAATTCTATGCCACCTTCAGTATAAAGCAATGGCGCATTTTCTATAAGAATGACTTGAGTCTTAGATTGCATACCAAACTCAGCTACATTTAACATGTGAATGTTCTGTGGTGCAGCGCAACTCATTCCAGTATTTGCTGACGATAATCCAGAACATGGCGGAGTACAAGTAATTATGTCTACCTTAGGCAATCTTGGTATTCCATTATCTACAGTATGATACGGAATATCAGGAAAATATGATTTACACCATTTATCGTTTTCTGCAAAAGCTTCCCAACTCGCTAAATATGTCGGCTTCGCTTTTAACGCGTTAGTTGCTCCAATCGCTTGTCCGCCTGCTAGCGGTATGATGTGTGCGTGTTTCATGTATGAGGTTGTTTAAAATTAAACTTTTTAATCGACAACTAAAAATAGATATGCTTTACCACCTTTACCACCTTTACCACCTTTACCACCTACATAATTATATAATACTATTAAAGGAAAATGCAGTATATTTTTACATACTGTCTTGCTATTTATCTATTACTAAATATTTATTTTTATAAGCAGGTGGTAATGGTGGTAAAGGTGGTAAAGGTTGTTATTTACAGTAGCGTTTTACTGTTGGCCGCGATACGCCAGTAATCTTAGCAGTTTTGCTAAAGCTTTTACACTCATCGTATATTGACTTTATGAACTCGATGTTCTTTTTACTTAATGCAACACCGTTCTTTAACTCACTAATCTTACCAATGTTTATTAAACGTGCAGTTTCTACTTGCTCATTAAGAATTGAGTCTCCACGCCAGTTCACCTTTGAATCTTGAAACGATTCTATAAAGTGAAATGACCTATACATATAGATCATTTGCTCCTCAATCATTTCCTTTGTCACATTGAACTGTGCTTCTTTTCTTGAGCCTTGCATCCAAAGTTTAACTGCTGCTCTTTTGATGCACTCCCTTATGCCCCGATCAACTAAATCAAACAGTATGTAATCTTCATACTCAGTTTTCAGTTTTATCTTTATGTCCTTTACAAACTGTTTGTCATATTTTACTAATATGCTTTCTTGTGCACCAGTGCAAACATTCTTTATCATCTCAGAATCGATATACGTTTCTAATTTTGGTATGTTATACTTCTTATCAGTTATTTGACTACCAATTTCAACAAACGTAAGCCTACCAACCAAGCCATTCGAAACTTTATCTCTGAAATAGCTTACAATGTGGTCAGGTGTTCCACCAATTAGCATAGCAACTTTAGCATTTTCTATTTCAAACATAGTTTTGCCAAACGTATCTTGCCTCTTTAACGATTTGCTTACCAATTCACCTTCCACCAATTGTAATAGTGTTCCCAATAAAGAAGCATTATGCTTTGCACCCACTGCTGCTGATGCTACACTTATTTCAGTTGTGTGAACTATGCACCTGTCATACTCTGATAATGATGCAAGTAAAGCAGCTTCCGAGCCCTGAAAAGACCAGTCAATAAAGATATGTGGCAAAACTTTCTCTGCCTTTTTGATTTCAATAACTTCATTGTCCGGCACTTGCTTTATTTTGCTTACACCCGTGTACCTATCTAACGCTTCATTACGAAGGTCGGGTATGATTGGCTTTGCTATCTTATGTAGCTGTGTAACAACATTATTAAGCTTACCTTTGCCTGAAGATGATTTGCCAACTAATACGATACTGTTGTTCACTGATATGCGTTCACCAAAGTAATCTATTTGCAATGGTAAGAATGCGCTTAATGCAGCTTGTACCATTAAGAATACTTGGTCATCTTCATTACAATAAACAGTTTCAGTTTCAGCTGCTTCAATCTTCTCTGGCTTAACAACTATCACTGAAGACTTTATGTTCTTTATTGTTGGCGGGAACTCATATTGCTTTTCCCATTTATCATAGTATACTTCCCTTAACTTTGAAGTCTTTAATGATACACTGTTATACAAAAGAGTTTCCATTTCAGCAACAACATCATCATGTGATTTACTTTTATTGCGTAACCATGAGTACACCGACAATGCCATGTCATTATCAAGACCAACTAACTTATTCTTTGCATTAATGTAATAGTCTTCAGCACTTGATACAGTAGCTTCTTTGCTTGCTGTCGTTACAATATAACACTGTGCATCCCAGTTTACTTTTATATGCTTATCGTAAGAGACATACCTACAACGATCATTATGAATTTGCCCCTCATTTGCTGGCATATCTAACTCACCTTGAATTAGTTTTCTATATGCAGCATATCGTTCATTAGGCATATCAGGCAAACGAAGTATTAGTGCATACCCTTTGCCCGACACAGACTCAAAGAACGCAAATACAAATGGCTTTAGCTTCTCTGGTATCTTATTGCTTTCCCAGTCAACAACCATAAGCGGTAAATGATGAAGCCACACTGCATCCATACCGAGCTTATGTTTGCTATACTTAGCATTGTCGAGTGGGTTAAACAATGTACGAGCCTTGAGTACTTGATTTTTCCATTTGCCATTCTTTACTCCATCAAAGAATGCACTCAATTCTATTTGCTGTTTGAGTTTCTTCCTTGGAGTAGTTGATTTGCCAATAAATACTTTTTCTTTCATCATACCTTCATGTACTTGTTTAAGTTGTTCTTAGCTCTAGTAAACTTTTTCTGATATCGTAAATTAGCTATTTCAACTGCTTCATTCATTGAAGTACCAGACTTAAGTTGCCTTGTTACATACACATCAATCAATCTCTCAAGATGATCAACGTATGCTTTCAATCCCTCGTACTTCAAATTGCTAAAGTACTCTGAATGCGTAACAATCTTGCCCATTAAGAACTTATCCTTTATTGGCTTACCATCTGGGCTTAAAGTGATTGGCCCAGAAACGTGAAATGGCTTTATCAAATAGATATCCCTTTCTCTGTCTATTACTTTTTTCATTTCAATATCTTGATTATTTGTTTCCAAGCTTTTTGTAGGTCGCCTTTGAACACCTTTACTTCACCATCAATTGTAAGTGTTAACCCAGTGATGAGTTTAGTTTTATTGTCAACAGTTGCATCAATGCAATTTTTACTACTCTTTGATGAGTAGGTTGTTTTGTTAGTTTGTGCGCTAATCTTCATATGATTTTGTTTAAAGTTTCACATTGCTATATCACGTAATTACATGTTTTCTTGCACGACATACGCATGCAAGAAATACTAGAATGGGACGAAGCCCAGCAGGATTGGTAGTCCATAGTAAATTACATTCTTATTGCTGGCTGCATGTCGCCACTGAATATCAATCCGTTTTTACGATCAATACCAGATGGGTGATTTTCCATGTTAAAGTCAACAAGTTGTGTATCTATTTTCCAATCATACTTCTTAAACAATGCAATCCAAAAGCCATGCCATTGACAATTGATATGCCCTGAACCAATCTGCCCAGGTGTTGCAGCAGTAAAGTATACTACCTTGCAATTACGAACTATGTTTCTTACAAGCGTATCACTGTACTTAAAGTTAAGATGCTCAGCTACCTCACGGCACCATATCATATCAACACCACCTTTTACTTTAATGTTGTTACGAATATCTATTGCCATGAATTTGCTTTTATCAAATAGCAATGAAGGTATAATCTTTTCACTGCCATCAATTGCAATTACATCAATGCCAAGCTTTAGCATATTCACTGTATCAACTCCGAGTCCGCATCCCATGTCCAAAGCAGTTTTTACTTTGTACTTTTTAATTATCTGAGACATCGTTCTTGTGTATGGATTGCGTGGCATCTTTTGCCGTGCATATCTTTCAACGTCTTCAAATATTGTGTGATCAACTTTAACCTCCACATCATTGTATGGTGTTACTTTTACTTTGCTTCTTTCCATGTTTTTACAAGTTTAGGTGTTGTACGTACTAAGTTATATTTCAAAATGTCAAATGCTGCTTTATTCATTATGTTTTGTTTTACAGTAACCCATTGCTTTGCATAATTGTTTTTAACCTCAGTTATGATTTCATCATGGATGCATGTGACTATCTTTACTGGTAACTTATGTTCGTAAATGTGTTCGTATAATCTTACCAAAGATAGCTTTAACATATCAGCAGCAGTTCCCTGTATGGGAGTGTTCTTTGCTTTATTACGCTTTTGCCAATCCTCACCATCGAGTATTCGTAAACGATTGTAAGGAGCAAAAGAACTAATCTTACCTTCACGTATTCCAATGGCTCCATTCTTTTCAAGCCACCGAGTTAGTTTTGGCACAGACAGCTTATACTTTCTTACAATGCTCTCTGCTTTTGATAAAGGTAAATTAGATTTTTCTGCAAATGCTTTAACACCTTGCCCGTAAGCTAATCCAAAGTTTAAGTCTTTTGCTAACCTACGTAATTCAGGTTTAAAGTCTTCACCAAAGATTAGTTTAGCCATGTGAGAATGTAAGTCACCTCCACTTTCCATTACTTTAATCCATGAAGGTTCGTTACTCCCAGCTGCCATGATACCAAGCTCCTGGCCTGAAAAGTCTGCAACACATAAGGTATATCCCTTTGCTGCAATAAAAGCTTCACGGTGGTCACCAGTTGCTGGCAATTGTTGCATATTAGGATTGCTTGAGCTGTAACGCCCAGTATCAATTATCTGATTGAAGTTACATCTTACTCTGCCATCACTGTCAACTGTACTTTCAGTTTCATGCTTATCACGCCAAAGCCAAGACTTACCATAACTCGTTACTGACTTATAGTATTCCCTCATCAATATGAATTGATCTAAACGTTTGTCTTTGCCTTTCATATCAGGCAACTCTTCAAATGATTTTAGACCGAGATGTTTGAACTCCTCTTTAACTTGCTTAGGTGAGTTCCAATTTATAGTGTTGCCTAGTTTTTTCAATTGCTTATTGTAAACTGCTTCATTAGCATTAGCAATTTCTAACCAACGTTCAGTATCAAATTGAAACCCATTGTATCGCATTTCAGAAGTTGCTTCAACACATCGCATCTCTAAGTCTAACACCTCTAACATCTCAAGTTGTTTAAGGGAACTATATTGCAATAGTGCAAGCTTATGAAGATACTTAACATCATTCTTTGCATACTCAATATACTCCTTTGTTATTGGAGCATTATGTTCTACATCTTTATTGAGATTAGCAAGTTCATGGCGAGTTAAAGTATCTTTTAATGAAGCTGATATTCCCATGCGTCCAGCAATCAATAGCTTTTCAGCTAACATAGTATCAAACACATTACGTATATGAATACCAGTTTGAAGTCTAATGAACGGCACATCAAATGCAGCATTATGAATTATCTTCATTACAGAATCATCAGTAAGTATGTTCTTTATTTTGTTGCAATCGTAATCAACAACTGGGAACTTTCCTTTGAAACTATAAGCCACTAATCTAATTTTGCCACTGAATATGTTAAGCCCATCAGTTTCAATATCTAATGCAATAGCATTCTTAATACTTTTTTCCGATATGGTTGTCATATATGTGTAGGTTAGTTATGAAGTAATGCATTGTGCCTGGTATCAAACCTAATTCTTTAGCACAGTCTTCTAATAATTTACTGAAACAATATTGGTCATTGCAAAAACCAAATACTAAATCAACAGACCGAGCAAAGATAGTAATGTATAATGTGTTACTAATAGTAAAAAAGTTAAGCACAACATTACACGGCGTATCTTTTCTGTACAAATCATTTGAAGCTTCATCAGGTGAGTAGTGCGCAACAATTGACCTACGTGTAAAAGGATCTTTACGTAATAAGTCTAATGCATAACCAAGTTGATTGTTACGAATCCACCAAGCACCGTAATTGCTATTCACATAACCAGAGTCATCTTTCATTTTTGACCAAAGCTTTGCTCCAGCTTCAATCATAGTATCTGGATTACGATCACCTGACTTATACCACTCGTATTCTTTTTGAGCATAAGTATGTTTGAAACCTCTATTGTCATTCACAATAATATTGTAATGTGGTCTCATTAAAGTAAATGACACATTGAATATTGCTAATGTGTTTTGTCTAATGATGCCCTCATCTTCTATCTTTTTTGCTAAAGCTTCGTAAGCTTCATTTGCTGAGTAGTACTTCATTTTTTTATCTGTTTCATTTTAGTTAAGTCAAACTTTATGTTCTTAAATTCACTTTTAAGTTCAGCCAACATTTTACGTTGAAGGTTGATATACTTAGTGTGATTACGTTTAACTCTTTCAACATCATCCATGAAAGTATCTGGAGATGTGATAAGCTCTTTTGGATATGGAAATCCAAAGCGGTGAGATACTAATCCAATTGTTGTTGTGAACCAAGGTTCGTAACACCGTGTTGTGATTTGACTTTTACTGTAATGAATTTTTTCATCACCAATAATAGGTGTTGCATAAGCTTTATTAATTAATGGCCACATATTTTTATTGTAAGGTAGCCATTCATAATACTCATGTTCATAACCAACAATTAAAACTTTGCTTCTTTCAATAGGGTCAAGGTAAGTTGCTAATTGTTCTTGGCGTTTTGAGTCTCTACGATTTCCAAAGTACACAACATCAAATTGTTTTTTCTTATTGTCTAACAAAGGAATATCTTTATTAGCATAATAGAACTTAAGAAAATCTGTTTGATAGTTATAAAGGTATTCACAGTTGCATAGCTTATCTAATGCTTTCTTTGAGCCAGGTATCTTACGATCTTGCTCAAGTTGCTTAGGCATAAGCTTTGGGTCAGTGATATACACAATAACTCTTTCAGCTTTGTTAATTAGCTCAACCATTTTGAAAGCTGTTTGTTTTGGTACACCACCATAAAAGTTTAAGTTGGGGTTTACTAAAACCAACTCATCAACTTTAGTAACATCATACATAGAAATTCTACGGTCTGATATCAAATCAAACTTTTCATTATCAGAAAGTATTGGTGCATCCATATATTCTCCTAATGATGCAAATAGAAATCCACCAATGTTGTGGCCGAGAGTATCAATGCTCAATCTGCCAATTGCGCGTTTTAGTTTCATTTTGTTTTGTTTATGTAATTGTTTAATCCTTCAGTATAACCAATAATGTCGACCAAAGTATCGAAGTTACTATGGGCGTGTAAGCGAGATAGCTTTAATGCTAACATCAGTTTAAATGCATCTTCAGTTGTGATGTCTTTACCAATAAGCACAGTAGCAATCTTTGCCATTCTTTCCATTGAGTCATTAAAGCCACCATGAGTTTTATCACGGTCACCAGCTCTAACGTTTACAATCTCATTTGCTTTCTTTATTGCAGATTGTTTTGACAACTTCAAGTAAAAACTTGAGTTCTTTTTCTTGTTGTTTTGTTTCTTTTTCATAATGTTGTGTGTCTAAGATAAAAATTGGATAAGGTGGTTTTTTGCATACACCAATAAAAATAAAATGTTCAGCACCAGTAAGTGCCTTGTAAACTATTGATTGGCGTAAATAACCAATCTTTAGTGCTTTACGTATAAAAGCCTTTTCACTTGTTTCAGAAGTTGTTTTAAGGTCATATACAGTATTGCGATTGTGAATGTCTAATGTCCCACGCATTGAAACACCAAGTACTTCACCAAAGATAAGCTTCTCAATGATTGGCTTTCCTTTCATTGCTTTAATGTACACTGGGTGTTTTATTAAAGATGCAGTCATGTACTTTATTTGTAACTTTGATTCATCATCAATGTTATCGTAACGTGACTTACCTTCTAAAACATTAGAGTGAAATTCACCACCAAAGATAAGATACTTTTCACCACCAAGAAAAGGTGGAATATTTGCTAAGTATCTTTTTACATCTCCTAATGAAGAGTTGTTTACAGGCAAAGTTATGTTTAACTTTTTCTGCATTTCAATTAGTACACTATGCATTTGGCGGGTACAGTTGAGTGATGGTAAAAAAGTCTGCACGGATTACATGAAAATGAAACCCATTAGGCATTAAAATAATCCAAGTGTTCTCATGTTGAAAACTTTTAGATACCTTAGTATCTTTGGACATGTAATTAATTTGTGTCATTGTGTTTTTTGAGTTTTAAGTGAAACGTTAAATGTAATTAGTAAAAAAGGTGTACTGCAATAAAGCAGCACACCCTGTGAAAAAAACAACACTAACTAAAACAAAACAATATTACCTACGAGATTTCTTTGCCGGCTTTGCTGGCTTAGCAACCTTTTTAGAAGACTTTGATTTTGGCTCCTCATCTTCTTCTGATTGCTCTTCAAATACTCCTCCACATTCTTTGAACTCCTCTGTGTCAGAGATTTTTTCTTTAATGAAGTTTGGCAGCTTATCAAATGACTCTTGATCAAATTCACCTTCAACAAGGTAAACAGAAAAAATATCATTTTCAGCTTTAGAAACCTTCTCACCTTTTTTAGGTGCCATGATTGAAGAAATGTTTGCATAAGTTTCTCCATCAACTTCATTGTGAGACACTTGTACTTGACATGGAGCATTCAACAATTCATCTAAATCGAACTCATCATTCTTTCCAAACTTCTTATTCAACCAAGAAGAAATGTCTCTGGTTAAAGAAGCTTTTTGTGCTAATGACATTGAGTAAGTACGATAAAGAACAAAGTTTTCTTCGCCTTTGTCTTCATTGAAAATCTCTGATTCGTCAACTAACTCAAATGCTAATTGCACTTTGTGTTTTGCTCCGAACTTACTTTCCTGTGTACCTAAGTCGATGACTTGGATGCAACGTGCAGCATGCACTCCTTTTGGAGCCAATTTGCGTTCTCTTTGACTTGACTTTACTTTCATTGTGTTTTGATTTTAACGACTTTCGGCAAGGCGTTTC